GAAGTAACTAAAGTTGATACAGCTGATATTAAAAAGTTCTATATTGATGCTTACATTGATAAAGAAGGCGATGCTGGCAATATATATCCATTGCGTCCTGTTCGTTTTAGTACAGAATCTGAGTTAATAAGTTCATTTAATACTACTATCAACGGCTTATTTAAATACAACTTTGCTGGTGTTAGACAAAACGATGAGCAACAACCAATTTATGCTTATATTGATAATGACAATAGCGGAAATCCTGCGGTGTATCGTTACACAGGAACATACAGCAACGGAAGTGGACATGTAGGAACAGAAGGTTGGACAAAAGTTAGAATTAATCAAGCGCAAGCTAGAAATGATCTAATAGAAAATGTAAAAATATATGACGCTGATCGTAAAACACTTATCACTACATTAGAAACTTATGATCCGTCAAAAGGTATTATACCAGGTTATATATCATCTGAAATAGACTTTAAATTAACAGCAGATATTGCAAGTTACAACTATAACAATTTAGATGGTTTTGTAGAAAATCAAAGAGCTTGGGGCGATTTACATGTTGGCAAGCGTTGGTGGGATTTAACAACCGCTGTTTATTTAGATTATGAACAAGGTAGTGTAGATTATCAACAAGCAAACTGGGGAAGACTATTTGATGGTTCTAGTATTGATATATACGAGTGGACTCGCAGTCCTGTTCTTCCAGAACAATGGAAAGATGTAGTAGATGCAGAGACTATCATTGATGGTAATGCTGCTACAGGTGAAGCCTATTTTAAAACTATCAATGATCAAAAAGTTTACCAATGGGTTGAGACTACTTTTTATAATCCACGTACTAAGCAAGTCAGCACTCAGTATTTCTTCTGGGTTAAAAACAAAACTAATTTCAATGGTGAAAGACGTTATAATATAAGTCAACTAAGTACTATACTGGAAAACCCAAGTGCGTTTAATATTTCTTGGTGTGCAGCAAGTGGTACTGATAAATTATTCTTAACTAACATTGATAATTTAGTTAGTGATACAAGTGTTGTGCAGGTCAATCAAATACAATCAAGTAACACATTACCATTAACAGAATGGACATTACTAAGTGACGGTGATCCTGAAAGTATAATTCCAGAATACATGCACATTAAAATACGTGACAGCTTAGTTTCATATAACAAAGCAAGTAAACGCTATAGCTTTGAAACATATTCAGCATCTACAAGTTACGCAGTTAATGCAGTTGTACTAGAGGCTGGAAAATATTATATGAGTAGAGTAGCAAGTAACTTAGGAAATAGTCCTAGTACAGATACAACTGGAACATATTGGAAAGAATTAATAGACTATTCATTCCCAGAAGACACTCCGCAAATGGATATTGATGTCTTAATGAGTCAGCCTGTACCGGATTTGAGCTTGCATGAATATAATAGATATGGTCATTTAACAAGACCTGCTCAAAGTTTATTCAGAGATGTTGTTACTGCAAGACAAAACTTTGTTGAAGCAACAAACGAATTATTAGCTAAAATCTGTCTAGTAGGACAAGCTCCAAATTGGAGAGATGTATTTTATAAAACATTTACAGAAGGTTCTATTACTTACGATGTAAGCAAGTACTGGACGTTTGCTGATTGGAGTGCAAATAACTACGATAGTGAAACAGTACCAGATCGTATTTACGAAACAACATTTGATATGCAACCAGTACTTGGCGAACCTTTCTTAGATGCAGTTGGATCACATGTTTATGTATCAACAGTTACACACCCAGATGGAATTAATCGTCCTGAAATATATAAAGTAGTATTAGAAGACGGACTTAGAACATATAAGAGAGTCTGGAAAGAAAAAGGTACTATAAGAATTAGTGAAGAACTTTGGAATCAATCAAAGTACGGCAAAGGCTTTGATAGTACAGGCTTTGATATATCTGGTTTTGATGATGATTCAAGTAATGTACTTGCATCCTTGTTCGATGATTTAAGAAGTAAGGTATTTGTTGGATCTGTTAGAGTCTACTACAATAAACTTTGGTTCAAGATGCTGTATCAAGCAGTTACAGACAACACAACAGACGATTTTGCATTTAAAACAACATATATTAAATTAAATGTAAATCATCCAGTACTAATGTCTAAAACTTATCAAAAATATGACGTTGGAGTAGTTGAAGAGTTTGTAAATACAATTAAGCCGTTCCATACTAAAATTAGGACAACAACAGAAGCAGTAACAACATTAGATGCATGTTCAGCAGAAGTTACTGAACAACAAAGAGATACTGAAATTACATTGTTGTATCCTGCACCATCAGTTGTACAAGGTGATAATCGCATTGGCTGGCAAGGAGACATTAGTCTATCTGGCGGAGAGTTTGATACAGTAGCATTTAGTGATACAATCGAAACAGCATTTACTACTACAACATTTAGTGATGTATACGATGGCAATGTGTTTATTCAGCCAGTACAAGAAGGTTGGAGAGATGGTTTATATCCTGCAGACATACATGAGAATATTAGTATACTAGTACAAACTAATGCTAGTGGATCTACAGAAACTACCGATACACGTTCGTTCCGTATGAATATTTGGGAACAATATCGCATACAAGAAAGTACAGCCGTTGTTGATGCTACATCAACTGTAACAGCAGCATCAGTTATTGCTAGTGATCATGATGCTATTATGGTAGATGATGCTACTGGCTTTCCTGATAGCGGTGTAATTTGGATGGGCAACGAAAGAATAGAATATGGTGCTAAAGGACCAAGTACTATCCTTGGCACAACATTATTTTACTGTACTCGAGGCACACACGGAACACCAGTATTAACTAATACACCAATTGGTACTACAGTAAGATATGAACCAACAATGCCAGTTTTAGAAAACTTTGCACATTACGGTGACAATCTAAGATTAGCCTATAACGATAGTGGCGTAAGCCTCGCTTCGGCAGGTACTTCACCAGAACATGCTTTCATTAGAAATGCAGGTCCCGGAACGATATAAATACTACAAATGGAAATAGAGACATGAGTGTATCAAAAATAGAAAAAACAATGATAGGTGTTGAAGGTCACATTACAATAGTAGACCCAGACACAGGAGAAGTATTGGCCCGTAAACGTAACGCCGTTAACTTTGAGAATATGAGTATTGCAATTGCTAATTTATTAGCAAACGAAGTAGGATCTACAGGATCACATCATATTGCAACGATGCGATTCGGAAACGGCGGTACTACAATTGATGGAACAGGTAATGTTACATATAAAGCAACGAATACTAGTATCACTACAGGTACGCTATATAATCAAACATATAGTCAATCAGTAGATGAAACAGTTTCAGGATCTGCAACCAATGGTACAGAAGTTTCACACACCAACGGCGAATTATATAGTGATGCAGTAGTTACTTGTACATTAGATTATAATGTACCAGTAGGACAAGACACACTAGACGATTCAACAAATATGAACGGAGATTATGTTTTCGATGAACTAGGTCTGTTCACAGCCAACGATAACATGTTAACGCATGTTGTTTTTCATCCGGTACAAAAAAGTGCCAATAGAAAAATTCAAGTAATATACACAGTTAGAATAAGAACTTCATACAGTGAGGTTTAAATAGGAAAAAGAAATGCCATATACAATTGATTATTCAGAGAGTAGTAAAACACCAATTATAGTAAACGATGGTACTATTGATACTAGTACTAGTTTAGAGTTAATTGGTAAAAACACCAGCAGATTTGGTGAGTACCTAAACGAAAACATGTTACATATGTTGGAGAACTTTGCAGCAGCGAGTGCTCCTGTTAATCCAACAGAAGGACAACTATGGTACGACACTGCAAATAGTTACTTGAAAATTTTTGATAACGGACAGTGGTACACAATTGGTAGTCCAGCAGGAACAACTCGTGTAGAGGTTAGACAACGTCTTGACACATTAGGAGTTTCACACTATACTATTGAAAGTATTGTTGATGATAATATCGTAACTATCGTAACTGATGACGCAACAGCATGGACGCCTTCAACTAACGAATACTTAGAAGATGGCGTAACAGCGTTAAGCACACAGTTTCCAGTTATACAGGCTGGTATTCAAATGAATAATACTGCAAACTATAAGTTTAGAGGTACTGCAACTAGTGCTGAATATGCCGATCTTGCAGAACGTTATCATGCAGATAGAGTATATGAAGCTGGCACAGTGGTATCTTTAGGCGGCGAGAATGAAATTACACAAACTACAGACGGCGGCGATATTAATGTATTTGGCATTGTTAGTACAGCTCCTGGTTTTGAAATGAATAGTGGCGCAGGTACAGATGAAACACATCCATTTGTGGCATTAGCAGGACGAGTTCCGTGTAAAGTTATTGGAACAATTAATAAAGGCGATAGACTTGTATCTAGTGTATATGCCGGAACAGCTAGACGAGCTGACCCTTCGGAGTTAGATGATTATAGAAGAATCATTGGTAGAGCACTCGAAACAAAAGACACTGAAGAAGCAGGAAGCATAGAAGTAGTTGTAGGAGCAAAATAAAATGGCAGGTAGCCCAGGATCAAAGGTACTTGCAACAGAATATAATACTGTAGCAGAACTTGTAAACAAAATTTTCGGAGACAACGTCACTGCCGCAAGTGTGAATGATCCAAATCGTAAAGCAACACATGCTTTTGGTTGGGGCGCACTCAATATTGACGATAATCTGGCACTTAACACTCCTATTATGGCAGATCGTTTACAAAAAATGGTACACCGTACAAACGTTATGGTAGATCATACTAATATCACTGATACAATATTAGTTTTTAATGTACCAACAAATAGACAATCTGTACTAATAAACACTCCCATCAGAGCAGAAGATTTAAATGTTATCAATACAAAAATTACTAACAGCATTTTGCCTAACGGCATTCATGCAACAGTAGATCCAACTGATGCTAGTGCACTAACAGCAACACCTGCAAATGGCCCATATCAACGATCAGTGCCATGGCAAACTGAATTAAACGGAGAGCATAAATGGTCATTTAACAATTATGATCATGCTCGTTACTTTTTTAATAGTGGTGGTCAAGTTAGACTAAACACACAATACACAGGCGGCAGTACTGCTGGATATTATAACTGGGCAGATATTGTAAACGAAATAGGAATGTTAAGTTTTACATGGGATAACTGCATTCAAAGTAGTAGTAACAATACACCAGGAACTAGTGAAGGTAAAGGCTTTTATGATCTTACTAATGCGTACGGAGATGGCACAACTGAAGAAGGATTGTTGTTTACAAGTGCAGGTGTTACTGTAAGTGCATATGGTTATGGATATGGCTACGGATATGGCTACGGGTCTGGAGATGTATATATTTCTAGTTCTCAAAATGCATGGGTGACATCAGGTTATGGATATGGTGGCGAAGCTGCAGGTGGCTATGCAAATAGAAGACTAAAGCTATATGGTAAACATGCAAACAATGGTAGTGAAGTTCATTTTAAAATAGTAATGGATGATAGTGTGTTTGCTCAAGTAATGGACGGTACGTTTAGTGTTACACTAAGTCATTTAATGCCAGACATTATTACAGAAGGTACAGCTACATTTGATGTTTCTCCAAGCCCAGTGCCACTAATCACTAATAATTTCACTACAGCCGACGATAGCTAAAAAAAACGCTTGACAAAACTCGCATAAATAATTATAGTTGTATATAATTATAGGAGAAACTCATATGGATGAGAGACTCGAGAAAGCCCTCGAATTTGCGAACTACCGCATAACACTTGGAAATAGAAAACGAGATATCAGAGCTCGTATGCTATTTTTACAAACATTACACTACAAAAACGGAGTATTCGTTGCCAATGAAACTATTATAGGCTTCATTGATGCATTACTACGACAGAACAAAACAAAATCAATTGTAGTGGATACAAACGAAAACCCAGTTGAAATCGAAGATTTGCAAGAATTTATGGACTTATTACTAGGTGCATATAGTGAAGCATCAAACGAATATAAAGTGCAAATGGACAAAGTTACAAAGTCACGCAATATTAAGAAAATTATGGATTGGTAATGAACGAAGAAACAAAAGGAACCTGTTTCTTTGCTTACAACAACGAACAATTAGATTATATCAGATTAGCACATATTGCAGCAGGTTACGTTAAAAGAAATATGAAAAACAACGACACTTGTCTAATAACAGACAAGGGGTCGTATGCATGGCTAAAAGAAAGTATGTCTGCTAAATTACGTGATGAATGTTTCGACGAAATCGTAGTAAATGACATAGAGCATGTAGCAAACCCACGTAAACATCATGATAGTCCTTGGTCAGAGTTTAGTGCACAATTTAGTAACAGTAATAAACATAATATCATTGAGTATTCTCCATTTGATAAAACAATTCTACTAGATACTGATTTCATTGTACAGAACGACTTTTATGACTATATTTTTGATACTGAAATACCATTTGCATTACACAAAGTAGCAAGATATTTAGAGCATCAGGCTCCTTATCTGAATGAACAAACATTAAATGAAGGCGGCATACACCATTGGTGGAGTACTGTTGTTTATTTTAATAAAAGTCAAGACGAAGCATGGACGTTTTTTAAGATGTGGGAACATGTTAAAGAAAATTGGGATTATTATCATTTACTGTATCAATTTCCACCCGCATTATTTAGAACAGACTTTTGTGTAAGTATTGCTTGTCATTTACTAAATGGATACAACAATGAAAATTTCGTGCATGACTTTTTAGGAACAACACTTAATAACATGGATCAAAAAGATGATATTGTTGAGATTAAATCATTGAACGATTGGATTATGCTATCGCATAATAGAAAAGAAGCATGGAAAAATATCGTTACACGTAATCAAAATACTAACTTACATGCAATGAATAAAAGATCACTAGATAGACATGCAAATACTATCTTAAAGATTTTTGAGGAGAACCCAGTTGAGTAGAGGATTTTTAACACTTGGCATTGATACATCATCTGATCAGATAAAGTATAGCTATGTGCTTGCACTTAGTATTAAAAACTGTGATAAAGATAGCGAAGTATGTTTGATTGTTGACAAAGGCAAATCAGATGACGTACCAAGTAAATACCACCATGCCTTTGATTATATTGTAGAACTTCCGTTTGGCAACACAGGGCACACAGATGGATTTCATGGCAGTAACTTCTGGCAACTACTGTATTGTACACCATTTGAAGAAAATATTTATTTGGATCACGACACAATTTTTAACAAAGTTAATGTAGATATCCTTTGGGAAGCTATGTCGTTTAACGATATAGGCGTCTCAGCAGCGGCTCGCACATATAGAAATATCCCATGTAACAAAGAGTATTATTTTGAAATAGAAGATACTTACAATTTGCCTAAACTATACAACCAAATGTTTTATTTTAAACGAGACAGTCCAGCAGCGATTGAATGGTTTAAAATGGCAGATCCAGTTTTCCAAAACTGGCGAGAAGTATATAAGCAAATACTAAAAGATAAAAAACCTCCTGCATTTCATAAGAACATACTTTGTAATATTGTACATCACTTCCTCGATTGTGAGAAAGAAATCATAGTGCCTATTAATAATTACTATGACTTAGACTTACGCAGTCAAGGACTTTGGCATTATGATGTTCCTGAACACTGGACGGATATGCTTAATAGTTGGTATACACAAGAAGGTAGACTAATTATTGAAAACAGTGTAATTGAAAACGGAATTATACATTATAGAGACAAGAAGTTTCTGACACAAGAAGTAATAGATGACATTAGAACTAAAGCTACTATCAGCGATACCAGAGAAGCCGCAACCTAAGTTTCACGTCTATTATGATGAGTGGACAGGCCAAATTACTGATATCACAAACAAACCCTTAAAGGGGTTAGATAACCCTAATATGCTCACAGAAGATGTGACCGCAGAAAAATTAATGATGGGCATATTGAATCCTAACAAGTGGGTAGTTGCAGAATTAGCTGACGGGCCAGTACTAATAAGAAAATCAGATGCTGTTAGGATTAAACAAGCAGAAGAATTCCTTAGTAAGGTTCCAAAGATACACGCAACTGCTGAATGCGATATCAATACAATATTGTATCTCAATGATTACGTAATGGAAGTAAATATTAGCCAAGAAACAATGTATGCTTTGACAGGTAAGAGATTTAATCATAATCTTAATAAATCAGTCAATGCTAACGATAGTTCAATGGATCTTTATATTATAAAACACAATGATCCAAACTATCTAATAGAAAGATTAAATATCGATCCTATTGAACTTATGAACAACGGATATATGCTATTCGATCTAAGTCATTTGAAAAACACTGTTGGTTTAGCAGATGTTGATATTTTAACAAAACGTATTTTTAAATCATATGGCTTGAAAATAAAACAAAACTATGTTAGTATAGACTATCATACAAAGAATAGTGCTAAGAGAGTGCACACACAAATTGATACGCCTACGGATGATTTCAAAATGTTTAGTATTACTCCAAGTACTGCAGGATGGATTTTTAAAAGTAATTTTGATGATCCGCATGAATTTAAGTTATACAAAGATCTAAACATTTACTTGACAAGCGAAGATCCTTTTGTATTATTAGAAAGTGTTCGTATACCATTTAACTCATTAGGATGGCAACAAGAACATATTATTAAAACTAAATTTCATCCAGAAGGGTTGAAATTACTAATGAGTGAAGAAGGTAGGAACCTTACATTTAAATTTGAGGATTTAGAATATGTCAAATCTGGTCAGTATTAACGAATTTGATATCATTTACATTAGCTATGATGAACCTAATGCTGATGAAAATTATGCAGACTTGTTAACTAAATGCCCATGGGCTAAACGAAGCCATGGAATATGGGGCAGTGATGCCGCACACAAAGCCGCTGCCGCAATGAGCGAAACAGAACGGTTTATAACTATCGATGCAGACAATATAGTCAATGAAGATTTTTTCAACGTTGAATTGGATATGGATCGAGTAAAACCAACACATGTTATTAGTTGGGCAGCTAAAAATAAAATTAACGGATTAGTATACGGAAATGGTGGCATAAAATGTTGGCCTGTTGATGTTGTTAATCGTATGCGTACACATGAAGCAGCGCCTGAAAGCGATAAAAGAGCACAAGTAGACTTTTGTTGGAATATACAATATGTACAAATGAACAACTGGTATAGTTGGGTACACAATAATGGATCTCCACTACAAGCATGGCGTGCTGGCTTCCGTGAAGGTGTTAAGATGGGACTAGAAGACGGCGATGTTGTAGATCCTGCTAGAATTAAAAATATTCACCAAGAAAACTATCGTAGATTGCTAGTATGGATGACAGTAGGCGAAGATGCAACTAACGGACTTTGGGCAATGTATGGCGCTAGACAAGGTGCACACATGACTAATATAACACGTCACGATTGGGATTGGAAAAATGTTAGAGACTTTGATTGGTTAACTAATTATTTCAACGAAGAAATTGCTCCCAAGTTTGCAGGCGGCGAAGAATTATGTCCACGTACAGGATATATGTGGGATCCTGTTAAACTGAAAGCTGAAACTATTAGACTAGGCGAAGATATACGCAGTGAGCTAGATTTAGAAATTGCTGACATAGGCACAGCAGGTAGTAAGTTTTGGAAAAAAGTATATCGTAATCCTAGTAGAATGGGCGCACAAATACGTGAAGATCAGGTAAGAGAATCTATCGAAGATGAGTGATATTGTCCTAGTTACTGGCGGATTTGATCCACTACACAGTGGGCATATTGCTTATTTTAAAGAAGCACGTAAACTAGGAAAAAAACTAGTCGTCGGTGTTAATAGCGATGAATGGCTTGTGCGTAAGAAAGGTAAACCTTTTATGCCTTTTCAAGAGCGTTGTGCAATCATTCAAGAGCTTGCATGTGTCGATCAAGTTTTAGGATTTAACGATAGCGACGATAGCGCATGTCATGCAATATTTCAACTACTAAGTACACATGGCTCAGGAACAAAGATCGTTTTTGCCAATGGCGGAGACAGAACTAATACAAATACGCCAGAGTATGCTACATATGGTAATACACATTATGTAGACTTTAAATTTGGAGTAGGTGGTGAACACAAAGCTAATAGTAGTAGCTGGATACTTGACGAATGGAAAACACAAAAGACAAAACGTGACTGGGGCTACTGGCGTGTATTAGATGACAAGCAACCTCGAATTGGTCAAAAGGTTAAAGAGCTTGTTATATACCCTGGCAAATCTTTAAGCGACCAACGTCATAATTATAGAAGTGAACTTTGGTATGTACTCGAAGGTGAAATACAAATTGACTTAGAATTCCCAGACGGAAATTGGCAAGTGCAAATGTTAACTCCGAATACAGATTTTTTAATTAGGCCAAATTGGTGGCACAAAACAACTAACACAGGCAATGTACCTGCACATATTGTAGAAATACAATTCGGAGAACAGTGTTCTGAATCAGATATCGAAAGAAGAAATCATGACAAATGATATACTAGAAAATTTTGAAGTTGAAGGCGATTACGTACCGCTAAATGAACACAATGTTAATACGGTTAAAGAAAAACTTAATAGTGTTGGTAAAGGTTTTTGTCTTGCAAAGTGGACACAAATTACACTACACTTAGGTACAGGTATGATACATAGTTGTCATCACCCAACGCCTCATAAAATTCCGTTAGAAGAAATTAAAGAAAATCCACATAACTTGCTTAATACTAGCATTATGAAATCAGCTAGAACTGATATGTTGAACAATATAAAAACTAAAGAGTGTGACTATTGTTGGCGTATCGAAGAAGGTGATGGAAACAGCGATAGATATCTTAAAAGTTTAGAAAAGTGGGCACTAACAGATTATGATCGCATTAAGGGTCTAAACGGATCTGAGAATGTGAATCCTAACTATTTAGAAGTTAGCTTTAGTAATGTTTGTAATATGAAGTGTAGTTACTGTGGTCCAGAGTTTAGTAGTAAATGGGTAGAAGATCTAAAGAAAAATGGACCTGTGATTATTAATAAAGATATCGGTGAAGAGCAATGGACAAATGGCTGGCAAGACTTAGATACATTAAACTTTAAAAATAGAGAAGTTAATCCGTATGTTGAAGCATTTTGGGAAATTTTTCCTGAAGTCTACAAGAACTTAAAAGTATACAGAATTACAGGCGGCGAACCATTAATGAGCAAAGAACTGTTCAGAACGCTAGACTGGATCATTGAGAATCCAAATACAGAACTTGACTTTGCTATTAATACAAATCTTAGTGTACCTGATAAGCTATGGGATCGTTTTGTTGAAAAGATATCTATAATTAAATCAGGTGGATATGTTAAGAAGCTAACAATCTTTACTAGTATCGAAGGATGGGAAGAACGAGCTGTTTATACAAGAAATGGACTAGACTTTAAACTACTACAAAAACGATATGAACAACTTTGTGCTCTTGGAAACATTCGTGCAGTTATTATGGCTGCATTTAACGTGTTGAGTATTACTAGTTTTAGTAAAATGCTTGAATGGCAGTTATCACTTAAGAAGAAGTATAACAGTAATAATGGTATCTTAAAGACTGAAATAGATTCGGGATTCCAATTAATGACAGGACTAAGTTCAGCAGAACGTCGGACACACAGTAACGATCATGTTGCTAGTGTAGGATTAGATA